CAATAATTTTCATAGCCGCCTGCGTAGTTTTTTGCTTTGGTATTCTCAGCTTGATTAGCCGTTACAAAATTTGTAGCATTAGTTATCCGCATCTTGTTAGCCATGTTTTCTTCATTGTTTAAGAAAGCCGTCTGTCGCTGACCCATTATATCATTAGCAACGTCAAGCCCTATCTTAACAGCAGCGCCCTTCCAAAAATCTTTCTTTGCGCGTGACTCAGCTCTTTTTTGTTCTTTAGCGTTTCTGTCTCTAATATCTGCTAAGAGGCTTTCGCCGTATGCAATTGAATCTTGTGCCATGTTTATTGTCCTTCAGGTTGTGCCATGAGGCTAGGTTGCGCTAGGGCTTCTGGGGCTGCTTCTTCTACTTGCGGCTCAAGGAGGCTTCCCATTGTAGGAAGGCTTTCCATCTCACCTGCCATCTCTTCGGTAATGAAGCCTTGAGGAATTATAGAGTTTCTTAGTTGTTCTAGTTTCTTTTCTTCCATATCAACACCAAACACATCCCCCTCTTCTTCGTCATTGTCGATTATAATGTCGAGGTCTAAACGCTCAGCAAGGGCAATGAGTATATATGCACAAGGCTCGGCTAACATCAACATTAAATCAGGGTTCCACTTACCTTTCTGAAACTCGTTAAAAAGGATTACCTGTACAATAGACATTACAGGCACACCTTTATCAATGCCTGTCATTAACGATGCGTAAACAGTTTCTTCAGTTATGAAGTCCCATAAGTAAATAGTACCTTCGTGGACGTTAGTAATCTCTGGAGCTTTCTCATAAGGAGCTGGGTTAGCGGGGTCGTTAGTTAGCGACTGGCCCGGAATAGACCTGCCCATTTTAGACCGCTCTGCGTTGTATAGTTCTTCATCCATTATGCCATTCCTCCAGTAGCTCGTGCCATCTGTTGTAAGTATTGAGAAGCGCCATATCCGTAAGGGTTCTGCTGATAGTGATTCTGGCCGCTAACTTGAATCTGCATAGCTCTGTCGTTAATGTCCGCAGAGGCGTATTGCCCTGCTGGGGCCATGTTAAACTCGGGGACATAAGCACTATACTGAGTTGTATTGTACACCGGCTTGTCTTCAAGTCCAATAGCCTGCATAGCTTTTGTTTCAATGCCGCCAACAACTCTTTCGCCGATGTCGTCTACAAACTTTCCCGGAGCTTCTAAAATCTTGCTGGGTATTTCTTTCACCGCAGTGACGGCATTATCGTACAGCTCGCTTCCGTAGTCAGTTACTTTGTCTAAGATACTGGTTGGTTTTTCAAACGTAGGTTTATCTATTTGAATCCCGCCAGACTCAGAAACCATTTCCCGACCTGTTGGTTTATCAAAAGAAAAGTCACCCTTAACGTCAGCTTCATACGTATTAGGCACAGTCTCACCAGTAGAAGGAATAGTTCGACCCGGGACTGCATCACCTGCTTTAAATGTGGAGTTTCTTGTGTTCTCAACAAAAGTAGAGGGTTTATCAGTCATTCCTGTTTGTGCCTTGGAGCCGGGAATAGTTCCTTTGCCTGTCAGCGCAACAGCATCATTAACAACATTAGCTTGGGTGGCTGAGAATATTTGACTTCCAGATTTAATACCATCTTGAAAGTTAGAAACTACAAGATTAGCATTTTTCATTACTGCGTTTTCAGTAGCGCTCCAAAGGTTGCCAAATTCTTTGCCTTTAATTCCCGGCAACAGTCTTTCCATCCCCGGAATTTTATTTAATGTTGCGCCTACAAACTCATTAGTGAATGCCGCAACACCGTCTGTAATAGTTCTAAACGCTGAGTGTCCTGCTTTTGCAAAGCTTGCACCGGCCTCAAGAAGCTTACCAGCGCCTTGCATTAACTTACCGCCTTTGGCTAAAGCACCTGTAACTTTAGTAAACATGCCTCCAGCTACGTTACCAATACTTCCCATCATTCCGCTCATCATGGCTCCAACTGGAGTAAACATCAAAGCTAGTTGGCCTACCCAGCCAATCTTACCCATGAACTTGCCGACTTTACCTATAGCAGACTTGATGCCTTTGCCAATGCTTTTAAAGTGCTTTTTAAGACCTTTGCCAATCTTTTTAAAACCTTTTTTAATGCTTTTAAAAAATCCCATTATTTAATACCCCTAGTGTTTAATTATTTAAAGTTGTGGTTGCTGGCTTTACCCAATAGCGCTGTCAAGTGTACGTAACAGGGCAGAAACTTTTGTGGTGTTGTCAGACTTAAACACCTTCTCGTTACCAATAGCTGTAGCTAACATCTGAGCTTTTCGCTGCTGCTCGTTTTCAAAGTTTTGTCGAATGTAAGCGGCTTCATCACGTAACTGCTGCCACAACTGCGTCTGTTCTTGAGATGTTAAGTTATAAGCTATCTGAGCGTTCTGCTGGTTTGCAGAGTTTTGCGCTGCGGTATCAGCTAAGTTAGCTTGTCTGCGCCACTGAACATTAGATTGCTCAACAGCCTGTGCGTTTGAAGCATTCCACTGGTCACGTTGAAAGTCTTGTTGTTCGTTAAACTTAGCAATATCTGTGTCCATCTGAGCTTGGAGCGATGCAGCCTGTAACTCATTGCCTGCATCTATTGCTGCTGCCCTATCTTTTGCAGTAGCGTTGAACTGCTCACGAGCTGCGTTTGAAGAAGAGTTATACTGCTCTACTTGAACTCCAAGGCTTGCCATAAACTGTTGCACCTGTTGCTCGTTAGCTGCGCCAAACTGAAGTGCAGCATTCCTAGCTGCGGTATCACTTAATAGGACTTGTTGTTGGTTCTGAGCTTTCATTACATTGGATTGCTGCTCGTTGCTCAAGTTAGTCATGTCCATTTGCAAGAAAGCCTGTGCATTCTGTACAGCAATCTTAGCGTTTTTGTCTAAGTTAGCCATGTCCATAGTAGCCATTGCGGTAGCGTTCTGCATTGCGGCTTGTTGGTCAGCACTAAACTTAGTAGCTACCATGCTCTGCATAAACTTACTGTTGGTCAACTCAACCTGCTGGGCTGAATTAAACTTAGTCATGTCTACGTTAGCGACCATAGAAGCGTTTTGTACTGCTCGCTGCTGGTCAGCATTTAACTGAGCTATGCCCATGTCAGCAGCAATCTTGCCCTGAAGCAAATTAGTCTGCATACGGTTATTAAGGTTAGCTAGTTCTGTTTGTTGTCTAGCGTTCATGTTTTCAGAAGATGCTTGATTCAACGCACTCAGGTTAGCTAATCGCATTTGCTGGTCGTTAGACATGTTAGCCAAATCCATCTGCTGCTTAAAGCCTGCGTTCTTAGCTAGGAAGTCTGCTGCAATCTGTTTGTCCTGAGACGTAGCGTTTTGAACAGCCTGAGCATTACTCTGAGCCATTGGAATAGCACTTTGAATAATTGCATTAAAGAGTGCGTCTCTTCCGATGCTTGAGCTGCTCATACCACGCATAGCTAAGTTAGACTCTACTTTAGCTAGTGCGGGTCTAGCCCATGCAGGAACCTCACCATCTTCCATGCCAGCCATTAAGGTTTCCATTTGAACGCTTACAAGCGCTTCTTGCGGAAGACCGGACAGGGTAGTTTTAATGTCTTCGGGAAGGTCATCAAACTCATCAGCAATTAACTGTGGGTTGTCAGCAAGGCGCTTAGCAATTTCCTTGTCAGATAGTCCTTGAGACTTTAAGTTTTTAATTGCGTTGTCTTTACTGATTGCACGTTTTTCAAGTTGGTTAAACTCATACATGCTCATAATTTCAGCAGCTTCACCTTTAGGGGTAGGTTCACCTGTGATGGCTTCGCGCTGAGCAGCTTCTGCGTCCTTAGCTTGCACTACGGTTGCAACCTCGCCGGTTACTTTGTTTACGTAAGCCCCGTCACTAATTACAAACTCTTCAACCGCTGCTTCAGCCTTTTTCTCTTCAGCCTTGTCACGCTCAGCAGCTTTAGCTCTTTCTGTAAGCTTAGCGTCATCTAGTTTAGCTTGAGCGTCTTCAGATACTGTGCCGACTGCATTTGTGACATCTGTGCCGTACCCCGCCTGCGCTGCGGTGTATGTTTCGCCTTCCATGCCCGTGGGCGCTTTTACTTTAGTAGGGGCTTTCTGAGAACTATAACCTACGCTTGCGGGAGCGTCTACTGTACCAGCATAAGTAGTTCCAGCATCGTCAAGCTTTTCAATATTCCTATCCTCAGTAGTATAAGGCGCATAGCCAGCAGAAACACCTATTTTTGCAGCATCCATTTCGGGAGCTGCATACGTAGGGTTTGTTTGCTCAATGTCTATTGGAGCACCGGCAGTATTAGTATTTACAGCGCCAGTGCTTCCCTCAGTCACAGTGCCGCTACCTGTGCTGTCTACGGGGCCGTCTTGGTCACGGGGGTGGACTGCGTTGTCGCCTGTATTTGCCATTGTGTTTACTACCTCTTGTACGTCTGCGTTGTCTTCGGGGGATATTTTGTTTTCTGCGTCTGTTAAACGCCGTTGTTCTGCATAATCTGCGGCTTCAGCGGCTGCTAAGTTATTTTTGTACTCTTGTGCTCGGTCTGTAGCGTCTAGCTGGGCTTGAGTTTTACCGTGTTCTGGATGTATAGAGTATTCGGCAGCAACAGTATCACCCTCTTCGTTTACATATGTGTCCCTTACAAGATACAAGCCACTTTCACTTTTAACTAAATCAGCATCGGTTATTTCAGTTTCTTTTACTTCTACTTCTTCCTCTTCAATTCCTTCCGCTGTGTCTTCTACCTTTCCAGTAGTTACAACGGTTCCACCGCCGCCAACACCAGTACCATAGCTAGTGCCGCTAGAGCCGCTAGTAGGGCCGCCATAGCTAGTGCCGGGGCTAGTAAAAGCACCAGCGCTAGTGTCATAGGTTTGAGCAGGAATTGGCTGCGCCGTGGTTACAACTTCATTTACGACACCACCACCGCCACCGCCACCGCCACTGCCATAATTTTGACCGGAACTGCCGGTATAAACCTCGCTACCAGCATAAGCCATAGCTCTATAGTTCTTTAATTTCTTTAAAGCCCTTAAAGCTTTCATTTCTTTTGACTGAGTTTTCTTACGCATTAATGTGTTCCTACGCTATGCTGCTTGTTGGTTTTCTAAAGATTCTAAAAACTTGTGACACTTTTTTACTGCGATGTCCGTAGCATTTTTAGGAAAAGTTATATATTCGTTATCAACCTTGTGTGTATATTCGCTAGTGAGGTCATAGTCATCGTACACGTAATCTTTCGGGTAGTCTATTTTTAACTCGGGAAGCCTTGTGTTTTCGTGGAGATAGTTTTTCTTTTCCATTTCCTCCAAAGCAACTAAGTAGTCGTTCATCCACTCGTAATCTATTCCAAACTTAGATGTCTTCTCAACAGTACCGGGAGTTCTCTCGTCATATATGTAGGTCGCTGGCTGCTCGTCATTAGTGTAAAAGTTTAAGCGTCCTTCTAAAGCTTCATGTTTTAAACGCAGCATATGTAAAGTATCTTCGCCGATTATCAACTCTTCGTTGAATTTAAAACTTGCTGCCTTTCTACTTACCCATGTAACACGACAATGTATTTCATCGCCTTCACTATACTTACGCTGTTCAGTATAGTAGTTGTTGTATAGCGTACTGTAATATGTAGCCTTTGGAATGCTCAACCCACGCAGTTCATTAAACATGTGCAAGTAGTCTAAAGTTAATAAGTTTTCATAGTCTACAGTAAAAGGCTTTACAGAATACGGCTTATGGTTTATCTTCTTTATAGACCTTTGGTTTATTAAGCATACTGCATCTGGTGGAGTCTCTAGTCCTGCAAGATGTTTATACATCCAAACACCGTGAGGAGTTAAAAAGTCATCCCCGTCTATCATTACACAGTAGTCGTTATCTGAAGCTAGGAAGGCTTCTAGCAAAGAGTTCTTGCCCTTTGCCGGTGTTCCATTGCTTTCGGTAACGTGGTGCTCAATCTTTTTCTTAGTACAGTAACTTACAGCTTCTTTAATGTAGTCTTCATTTAAACTATTAATAATTACTACTGCATCTTTTTTCTTAAACCCGCTGTACTCAGAGTCAAAGTGACGCTTGAGAGCTTTTAAATTTCCAGAGGTTAGAATATAAAACTGCATTTAGTCTTCCTTGTTTACTATCTTTTGAATTGTTTCTGATTCATATATTCTAATGCCCAGCCATATAATAGTAAACAACGATGCGGTAGGGGGCAGCCAAGCTGCTAAGGACAGTATGCCTGTTGATGCTGCTGCAATATCTATTACTTCTTTTCCTTCTTCTACGGTCATTGTTTAAGCCCTGCGGTTATCTTTTAACAAAAAAGATTATCATGTAAATGAGTACGGGTAAAAGAGCTAAGCTAAGACCCATGTAAGTAATAAATTGTTTTATAAGTTTTAAAGTTTCTTGTCGTTTTTTAAGTCTTGTTCTTTCTTGCTGCTCTCGTTTGCGCTTGCACTCGCTCTGAAAGTTTAGCCAGTCGCTGTACATGTCAGCTCGGCCAGCATAAACCATATAATCTTTAAGCCATTCTTCTTGTTCTTTGATTTTTTCAAGAGCCATAAAAGCATCAAGGTCTGACTTGCCTTTCTGAGATACTCTTTTGGCTATAATGCTTTTGTTGTTAAAATAAGATTGAGCGGCTTCCGAACAATCGTAAAGTTCTTTACCATTATTCAAAGCAGCTTTAATGACTTTAAAAGCTGCGTTAGCTGCTGCAATCTCGGCTAACATTTAAGGCGCTGTAGGCCAAGTAATGTCAGTAGGAAAACCAGACTGTCCAGTTACGTCTCGTAGTGCTGTGCGGTACGTAGCCCAAGAAGCCTTTGTAGTGCTATCTAATGGCGAGTCAGGTAGCTGTGTCCAGTCACATTGAGCCAGTAGCTCATCGCGCTCTAAACGAGCAAGTGCTTCCTCTGAGGCTATTTCGTCTGCGGTCAAGCCTCTAACTGTCCAGCCTAGAGTCCACACACCATCTATCAATGTAGGCACATCATTGCTTACTGCTTTTATATCGTGAGCTTGAGGGGGCTTATCTGCATAAGCGACAGGGTAAACGTCCCACTCAGCAAGCAACTCATCAGTAATTTTTTGAGGAAAAGAAGTTAAACGATTGTCTTTTTTTAGAGCTGCAACACTGTAGGGGAAAACAGCTATAGTGTCGTTTAAGGTTTTAATATACATAATTTAGCCTTTGTTTTTTAATTATACCATAATGGTTACTGTTGATGTGTTTGAGCCGTTCCATTCAGCAGTGAGCGCTGTGCTTTGAGCGCTAGTAAAGTCATCAGGAAAAAACCGCCATTCCTTATAGGCGCTTCCATTGGTCCATGTAGTAGCGTCATCTGGAGTAAAAACAATGGGGTCGCCAGATGTTTCGATACTTATAGAAGAAAACCAATCATCAGCAGGTAAAGAGCCATCAGAGGCTGCGTCTAGACCAAAGAAAAATGAAGAGGTACTAGCAGCATTATCTACACCGCCGGTTCTGCCTATCCTGCGATATAGTTCACGAATGTAATAAGAGTTGCCGTTAATTGTCAGACTTGCAGTAGATACCGTGCCATCGTCAGGGTTTCGCCACGATGCAAAACCATAATATGCTGCCGTATAAGCAATAGTAGAACCCTGAGCTACACTTAAATTAGCAAGTACAACAGGCTCTGGGGGCGGTGGGACGGGGGTAGCATCAATAGTG